ATGGAAGTATGGGAGGATAGCATCCCAATTGCAGATGACGGAAAGCAAATATGGGCGGTAGTTTATGAGAATTCAGAATATTATTTTGCGGAACCTATTGATCTCAGCCATTCAGGAGATTCAATCGATACAACTCATGTAATAACGCTGGAAAAGGCAGACGTGATTTTATATACGGAGACTGTTGAGTATGTATTATCAAAATATAAAAGCCATGCAGACTGAATAATTCATAATAAAGAACCGCGGCGGGCTAATGCCTATGCCGCGGCTCTTTATGCTACGCAAAACGATTATTTGAATTTTACGCAAACTCCAAAATCGTTCCAGCTATCGACACGAGAATCGGCGCCGCCTTTTTCTCTGTCGTATCCATGGAAATGATTGTATACTAAGTTGCCGAAAGAATAACTTGTCATACCCCAGGAATATCCAATTCCAATATCCTGATAGCGGTACTGGTTCGGGTCTACATGATTTTTATCCGGTACATCGATACTGGTCGCTACATACATGCAGCCTTCACAATGTGCCACCTCACGTCCGCCAATCTCCAAAACGCCATGCTTATTCACATAATAACCATCCGGAGTGGTGGTATCTGCAAGAAGGTATCCTTCGTCATTTAAAGCAATCGCTTCGACATCTACGTTGTCGTATGCTAAGAAATACCAGCCACCATGAGTGCGGGTCCATCTGGAACCGACAGCTTTGCTCATGTCGATATTGGTAACACCATCTTTCCATTCAGGTTTAGAAGTATCAATACGCGTCCATGTTGCAGCATCATTTCGCCCACGATACAGATAATCCAAAATTTCTTTCGAGGATGGTCTGCTTGTATTGGCTGTAGTTACCGTACTCTTTGTCTGCACAACTCCGTTCTGCACC